CATATCTAGGTACTATTATTTCAGTAACATATCTTTGATTGTCATTAGAATCTTTATAAGATCTAGTTTCAATTTCACCTTCGATATATAACTGTGTACCTTTCTTAGCATACTTACCCATTGTGTCAGCAATTCTTGGATCAAACACAACAACTTTATGCCAAGTAGTTTTTTCATTATCTTTAATCTTTTTATTTGTAGCTAAAGATAAATTGGCAAAGTTGTCACCGTTTTTAGTTTGCTTAACTTCTGGATCAGCACCTAACCTACCAATTAATATAACTTTATTTATCATTTTTTAACTCCTTTACGTTAACTATTTTGATATTACTATCAAGTTTACTTGATGCTCTGCCTTTTTGAAGTTTTTCTTCTGGCATTTCATCTTCTGAATATACAAATCCATGCAAACCTAATAACTTAAGAACACATCTGTCATAAGCTCGTTTTTCTGCCATAGCATATGGATAAGAATTTTTAGTATTCTTAGGTGATGCTTCACCATAAGATATTACTTGATGCGTCTTCTTATCTTTTACCATAGTAGCTGAACATTTAACAACTACAATACCATCTGCAGAATTAGTTTCTATTTCATCATAAACATAACTAATATTATTTTCAGCACCTGCTTGTTCAATGTATCTGTGATACATAACCCAAGTACCGTGACAATCCCATAATGCTTTGTATTGTCCTTGAGTATCTTTTTGATCAAGATTTAATTTTTTAAGTATAGCTAATGCTCTACTATCTATTGGTTTTCCCATATTATGTTCCTCTCTCTGTGTATAGTTTATTTACTTCTTGCTTACTGACTTTATACACATAAGCCATAGCACCACTTAAGTTTTTTCTTTTATCAGTTCTTTCAATTTTACCTTGTTTATACAACTCAGTTACTCTTGGCCTAACTGTAAAAGGACTTAAATTTAATAATTCAGCAACTTCATCTGAAGTAGCACCAAAATTACCTTTATTACATATAACATCATATACTTTAACTCTTATAGTTTCAGCACCTGCTTTCATTAATTCAGCAGCTTCTAATGATGTACCATTCTCTTTATTACCTGGTGAGTATGGGTATAATTGTTTCTCCATCTGTAAACTCCTTACTGTTAAAATTTTCAAAATCAATATATTCTGGTGGTTGTTTTTTCTTTTGAACAAAATGCCAAAACAATATCTCAGCATTTTCTAATTGATTTTGAAACTGTTTATCTTCTGTTATTTCTAATATTTCGTATTTCATATTACCAAAAAATACAGATACATAACATCTTTTAGCAGATGCACACATTAAATAATGTTGTATCTGAGCTTTATATTTATCTGAAATCTTTTTAGGATTACTAAATGCATTAGTATGTTTACATTCTAAAATAGAAACACCCATGTTCATATCATCTTCATCTTTTGGATTATGCATAATTAATCCATCTACATGAGCATACATAAATTTATATTTTGGATGAAAAAAAGTTTCTTGTTGTCCATGCACTTTTAATCCAGTTTGTTTTGTAAACCAATCTATATTAAAACTTTCTGTATGTATTCCCATTTGTACTGGTAACACATCAGATAAATCTGCAGGTTCGGTAGCACCTGTTTTTTCTTGCCACAGTTCATGCCATTCACCTTGATATAATCTTGTTGCATCAGATCCACCTAAACCTTGTTTTCTATCAAACTCTGTCAAATCGTACCTCCTATTTTAAAGTAATGTTTATTTTTTAAATCGCTTAATAATGGATCTAACTTCAAGACCAAAACTGTTGGCTTTGGTTTTTTGTAGTTTTTCCCATTTCGCTTTTTTTTCTTTCTCATATTTTATCCTCAGTTTTTCTATTTCATTTACATATTTATAAGGCAATGTACCATTTAATATTTTGGTTGCAGTTGCAGTATAAATATCTTCATCAAATTCTATTTGCTTATAAAATTTAAGCAAACGCATTCGAAAAAACATTTGTCTATTATGAGGAGCAGAGTAATCTATATTAACTTTGCGCTTGAGTGTCTTTATCATCTACAAATGTTCCTTGTTTAAATTTGATTAACATGGCATCAAGCTCTTTTTCTTTGAGCTTAAATTTCTTTATGATAGATCTAGCTTTAACTAGATAATGGATAGCATCTATTAATTCTTCAATAGTTTCTTCTGTCCATTCATCTAATGGTCTATCATTAGAATCCATTGTTTTACCAAATTTTTCCATACCTTGCATATGTCTATCAACTATTTTAGTGATAACTTCATTTACAATAGGATCATTTGTAATATCGTTTGGATTAAAGTCTGGGTTTATTGTCATTGTTTTAGCACCTTTGGGGTTAATGTTATTTGCATATCTAAAGCATCTGCCCAGCAGCAGAATAACCAACCACTTGGTTTTCTTATTCCACATTCCCATTTAGAAACTAAGCCCTTGGCTACCCCCAAGATCTCATCCATTTCTAATTGCGATATTCCTTTAGATTTCCTAGCATCCACAAATTGCGGTATTACTTGGTTATGAAATATCGGGCCTAATGCTTCTTGATTTGCCATATTTAAAGCATACGCACAAATAGTTAAATGTCAACACACATTGTGCGTTGCTTAAATTAGTTGCAATTAGCTACAATTTTTTGCTTTAATTCATTAAAAATTGCATGATTATTGTCATCTGACCAATAATGTTTTTTAGCTAATCTCATCTGTACATGATAAACTAAACTTGTATGATCTTTAGTTGTTAATACAGCTAATTGTGGAAAAGAAAATGTAGTACATTCTCTTAACAAGTTAATAGCCATAGATCTTGGTACAACTAAATATTGAGATCTAATTTTACTAAAAAGCTCAGATTTTTTAATTTTAAACCAAGTACATACGGTATCAATAATTACATCATATACTTCTTCGTTATGAATTGGTTTATTATCTGGTACAAATTTAAAGATAGTTTTACTTCTTTCTTTAGCATCCTTAAATCCAGCATTATAAATATCATGTTCTCTATCAGTAAATAATTTTACAATAGCTTGATCAGATGGTTTTAATTGTACTTTAGACATTTGTTTTCCTCCTTGATGCTTCCATGCTTCGCCATATTTCTATTTTCATTTCAGCAGTTTTTCTTTGATTTTTCATAGTTAATTGTTCAACATTTAATTTATGCAATTTATTTATATGATTTGTATAGTGTTTAGATGCATAAAACTGTTCGGTAGCTTTTGAAACTGGAAGTTCTGATCCAGAAACAAAAGCACCTTTTAAATGTTTTAATATATCTTGACCATAAGTAAGCTCTGCTTGTACTTTAGCAAAAGGCTCATCAGTATTAGCAAGAAATGTTATTAGTTTATCTATATCCATTATTATTCCTCAAACATATTTCCTTCAAAGTTTTTACCTTCATATGATTCAAATGTTTCATCTGCTTCTACGGTATATGAACCATCTTTTGTAGATACTTCAACATGACCATTTACATGACCTTCAAATGCAAATGAACCCCATTCTTCCAAAAAACCAAAATCATACCATTTTTGAACTAACCAACTTTCAGTTAATTTTATATCAGAATAATCTGTTGTAACCAATTCAAAAACTTGAATAAGATTTGTTTTATTATCTTGATATTGTAATGGTTTATGTATGGTAATCCATCCATTTGGTTTGTAATCATTTAAATTAATAGATGAATGATCAATATTAACTTTATCATTATCAAAATATTCAAATGATTCATCAAAACCACCTTCATCATGACCTCCTTCAAAATGTAATCTTAAATAATGTATACCATTATCATACATTTTTTTGTATATTTCTTTTAAAGGTAATGCGTTTTTCTTTTTTATTTCTTGCGCAAACTTTTCACCTTTTTTATATTCATTCCACCAATCTTTGTGATTTGTGTCATGATCAATAAATTGTCCAATTAATTTAATGTCTTCTGCTATCATAATTTATGTTGTCCTTTCCGCATCCATGATGCTATTCTTACATTTTTAATCCAATCATCAAAGCTAGGTATAAAACCTAAATCTTCGATAATATGTTTTTCTACGATTAGTCGTACTGGTATTTGTTTACCATCACTATTAGTGATTGTATGACCAAACTCTTTTTCGGCAGCAAAACATCCTTCTGCATGGTGCCTCAAAGCTCTGTGCGCAAAATGAGAAGTAAGTTTCTTACTCTCATCCATCCAATCGTGTATGGGTTGGTAGTCGCTTACACTACCACCCCATTTTTTAACACTTGATTGGCTATGATAAAAACAATTAGCCATTATACATTTCCTCCCAGTAGTCAGATTGCATCATATCTGCTACTTGTTTTTCTCTTTTTCTCGAAACATTGTAAACAGCTCCTCTGGTGATTGGGTGTGTTGCCCAGTCAGTCGCTGTTTGATAAACCGCAAAAAGAGTATTGCCATATTTAGCAACATATTTACCCCATAAAGAGTCCAAATCACGCATGACAATAATAGAGTTATTATCGATATCGAGATTTCTTTTGCGATTGTTAGCCAATGTTTTTCTGAATAGTTCTGTAACATTGTTGTTCCTCACTTTCTTTTGCATCATTTTAAACATTACATTGCCCATTTCTTTATGGCTTTCTAAACCATCACGAAATTCAGCAACACTGTAGGTTATATCCTGTTTGGAACTATGTTTATTATAAACAGTAAAAGTCCAATCTGGTCTAACCATACCATTTAAACACCACATATAAATAGATGAAAACATAATCTGCTGTCCCCATTG